ATGGGAGCATATTTAGTTGCGCTTATTTACGGCGGAACGGTTCAGGATGCGATTAAATTCGTCACCCCGTTTATGTTCAAAAGTCTGGCAGCAGACGGTAACTGGAGTGCAGCTATCGTGGCTGCTGATGCTAAAGCTGCTGAGCTGGGCTTGCCTCTTATGGGATTTGGACAGGCATTTTCCGTGCGGTCCCTGTCGCTTATCTCGGACCATATCGAAGGACTAGGCTTTGTTCCTGTAGACGGATATACCGGCGCCGGGCCGACATTTAAAATCAATCAGGTTACCGGAAATCTTTATTTCAAAGGCAGTTGTAAGGGGTTTACGTCCGTGGGGGCTAAATTCATCCGGGGGAATTTTTCCGGTATTCCACAATTAACCCTCGACGCCTGCGAGTTTTCTGGTAACGGCAGTTTGTTGCGTACCACCTGTGTTAACCCGGTGAATACCGCAGCTGATTTTGTTATTCCGTTAGTGGATGCAACGGGATTTGTTGTCGGAAACTACATCTGGATCGGTGATTCAAAATGCATGATTGCATCGATTTCAGGCAATACGATTACGCTTGTCAACAATGGCAGCGCGCCGACGCTGTACTCAGGCGGGACCGGTACGGGCAGCTATAAAGCAGGACAGTTTTTTACCCGTGATGGAGACGGGAAAAACGGTGCAACGATTGGCGAGGGTGGTACAGAGGCTGGCTGGGGCCTAACCATCCAGAATGGTATTAAACTGATGAATAATGGCTGGTTCGGCCTGTTTCATTACGTCAGGGCCAAAGGTGGGACGGTATCTATCAAAGGGAAGGTCGAAGGCGGGAATAATGGTTACTGCGCAATGGGACTGGCTTATGTCCAGGGGGGAGAAATCTCAGGATTTAAGTTTTACGGTAACGGGAATAATGGACTGGATGTTTTCGAGGGAACCGGGGATTTATCTGTTTCGGACGGTCTACTCTATGAAAATGGCGTGGATGGGTTGTTTATCTGCGGCAATGGTACCGGGCCCAAAATATCAAGAATTAAAACCCGCAATAACCTCCGTATTGGCATTCTCGCGTACGGGCGAACCTCGGCACCGGTGGGATTCAATATCACTGACTGCGAATGTATTAACGACGGGTTGTATAATATTTGTATGACGGGTGTTCGCTCTGGTGATGTCCGGGGTAACACGCTGGGCGGTGCGAAAGAAGCGATTAAAGTTGAGGGGCGCAATGGCCTGCTTAATCCGTCAGGCATCACTATTGACGCGAACGTTTTCACCCTTGAGTCAACTGATAACGACATTAATGCCAACATTGGCGGCTATACCGATGGTGGCGACAGCGGCGCTATCTCTGTCCTGAACAATCGCTACAACGGTCGAAATCCGAAACATACCATCAGCAACTTTAACCGCTCACAGAGTCGCTTTTTGCCTGTCGGTCGCATGAGCTTCACTTCCAGCTATACCGCTGCAGCCGGAGCTGCAATCAGTGTCCCGCTGGTTTTCTACAAGCCAAACGCGACGAGTAATATCGATGTGCTGGGCGGACAGGTTGAAATCCAGATTTGCTCTAATCCTTCACTGCTGACCATCGGGACGGTAACCAGTGCAGTGCGTACTGCAGGTGTGGAGCTAAATAATGGAGCAACAACAAATGGGAAAATCCTTGCAATGGCAGCGTTCGGTACCCTCTCGTACAACTTCACACTGACAACGGCAGGGACAGTTTACCTTAACGTCCGTTCGCCATACGGCGACGGCGTCATTCAGTTAACCTGGACTTGACAGGAGGCCATATTGATTACGTTATATATGCCCGGAACCGCCGCCATAATTGACGGCGTTTCTGTCGATTACATCACGGTAAGTGAAGAGGATGCCGAAGCCCTGAAAGAAGCTGGCTGGCGTGAGAGTGTCAGTGAATTTATGTCAGGGTAGCTTGCCATTGCTGACCGGCTTCATTCATCCGGCCAGCAACTTTATGATTTTTTCAATCACATCTTTTTGTTCAAGAGCGTTATCCCCTGCTGCAATATAATTGTCCTGAAGCGCAAGAACCTGCTCATCCAGCGAGTCGTCGCAGACGATGGCGCTATCCGTTATAAATTTATTGCGTTGAGTCATTTGCCCAAACGTAATATCAAGACCGCTGATGTTGCTGTAATAATCAATTATTCCACGATATAAAATATCGGCCTGCCTTGAATCAGTACCATTCATCATTTATTCCTTGTAAAGTCTGATGCCTGTTTCTTTAAGGGTATTATCCGCCACACCATTTTTATAAGTGATGCGTAGATACATCGTGTTATCAACGCTGTTTGCTGATCCTTCCAGAGACAGGTAGCCCGGCTCTGTTGCCTGCACGTTGTCGGAAAGCATCCAGATGCCATCGCCGTGCTCTCTGGCGGACACTTGCGCGGACAGCAACACATTCGGGGCAGTACCGTTTCCGTCAACCGCTGACATTGAAATAATATCTACCGTGCAGACAGAATCGACAGCAGCCGCTGCCGCCCCGACACTAAAATCCCCGTATACCGTAAAGCCTGAAACAGCTTTCACGTCGGCAGGAATTTTGTACATGAAATACACCGTGGTGCCGGTGTTAAATTTAACCGAGTTATTATCGTTCCAGGATGATAACGCGCTGAAAGGCGAGGCCAGTAAATCAAGCGGCCTTAACCACGAGTACACTCTCCGCCAGCCTCTGATGGTATTGTTTATCAAAAACCAGTATTTCAGATTGCTCCCTGAACTGCCTTTAGTTATCGAGTAAGGCGTACTTTTAAATATATTACCCGTCGCGTTGTCATTCCTGAATAAAATCTCCTGAATGCAGTTATACGCTTTGATGTTCGAGAAAATAGCGTATTTGCCAGTCACCCCCAGTACCTGGTCACAACTGATGCCCGTGATACCGTCAAAAATATTTGGCCTTTCAGGGTCATTCATTGTGGCGTCTACATAAAAAGTGGATACGGCCGACTTCGCATTCCCCATTCTGATATTTTCCACCAGGCACCCTTTCGAATTATTGACAAGAATGCCCTCGGATGAAGCGGTTCGCCCGAGCGAAGGGACCGATATGCCCCTGATAACACAATCTTCGGTAAAATTGAGCGCCCCAAAGCTGCCATTACCTGTACCTGCTGTTAACGGGGTCTCAAGTACCGCCCCTGAAATTTCACAGTTTGTTGAGTTGGCAAAAAAGAAACCAGCGTAGTATGTCCGAACAAGGTCACCCCGGACGACCGTCAGATTCTGTATTTTGACATTGTGGCACGACGGCGTATTCGGCGGGACGTCCGAACCGACGTTAACCGCCTCAGTCCACCCGATCGCCGTGTAATCACTGATATTGATATTTTGTGCATTAACACAGTTAATTGCGAACCCTCCCCAGCCTGTGGTAGAGGTGAATTTTGCCTCAATGATTAAGTTATTGATGCTTACGGTATCTGCCTGTACGTATTGTTGATTATCCCTGATGTATTGTTTCTGCGACGGGTCAACAAAACTGGTATTGACGATTGAGGCCGGATAATTTCCGGATGTATACGCATTTTTCGCTGATTCATAGTTGAACTCACGGGAACTTCCAATAACCAGCCCGCCACGACCGTAGCCTGATATTGGGTTAATAAAAATTAATTTTGCCCCGTTGCCATTCAGCGTGACATTCCCGGGAATAAAATTCACAAAGTCGAGATAGTATTCAGAACGGGGTTTGCATTGCACGACACCGCCGCCACGCGCACGCAGATATTCAAACATATAGAAGAAACATAACGAGTTTCGGTGAGCTTCTGTTTCATCGTTGGCTACCGCCCCCCATGCCTCCGGACTCGTCCATTCCCCGAGTAAATCATATAGCGTTCCGGAGCCAGTAGCTCCCAGTAACGATAGGCCCATGCCTTCTTCGTTTGAACCCAGGTTTGCGCGAAGTGTTGCATCGGTGACATCCAGCCATTTCCCTTTACCGCGTCCGCCGGCCGTATCCGGAGTGCTACCGGGTAATACGATCTTCGGCATTGCACCATCCCAACGCCAGTATTCGTCCGTGGACTCCCAAAGCAGCACTTCAAAGCGTTGAGTAAGGAGCGACCCCTTCTCAAACGAACCGATTGCCGGGACGTAACCCCATAACCCAGTTCCTGCAGGGTCCTGCAATTTCGGCTGCCCAGCACCGTCGAAACCCAGCCCCTTCCAGGCTCGGTCCTCTGCAGAAGGCAAAACACTTACCGAGGCTTCAGGGACTCGTAGCGTGCGCTGGAATATGTCCAGATTCGCTTCAAACGGATACGTCGGACGAAAATGAATGTCAGAGAGACCGATTACAACAGGATCAACCGCCTCCACTTGCCAACAGTCACCAGTAATCGAAAATACCAGCGTACCGTTAACTGCATCACGAGGACCGTTAAAATCTGTCGCCCTTACCCAGAACGAACGACGCGCAACCCAGATACCATTTTCGACGGGGTTATCCTGCCCCATAAGCAAAATGCGCATCCCTTCCGTAGTAGTGACCGTACGATCTCCTGTTGGTGTAGAGGACGTAATTGTCTGCTCACCAAATCGGGCAACATCGTAATCGGCTGAAATAAAAACGGGTGGCTTGACAGCAACACTCGTGGTCAGGCCGTAAAGGCGGTCTTGAGGAGTCGCGGGCATTTAATTTTCTCCGGACGTGAATAGCCCCCACAGGGCTATGCATGCGGTATGTGTAACTTAAGCCCGGTGCTTGAACGGGCTGAATTTTTCGAATAAAAAAACCCGCATTCGCGGGCTTGTTTGTTTATAGATATTGAACTAATTTTTTCATGGCTATCAGTTGATAGCCACACTACACACAAGGCATTAAACATGAAAAAAGCATTTGCAGTACTGTTTGTTCTGTTGTCTCTGGGATCAGTAACACAGGCCTATGCGGGTAATTGCCAGAGTCCGGACGATCGAGCCTCTGATGGTTCGCGTTGCGGTGGTCGTTCTGCTGACTCCCGGCCTGGCGGTCAGTAATAATTAAGGCCGCGAGAGCGGCCTGTTTCTTTGTTTGCAACTATCGGTAAATATAGACTTCGCGTCACCAGCTTTAACAAATATACTTACACCTCATCAGCAACCCGAACGCGCGCGGTGCAAAGCAATTATTTTTGTCGGAATGATACATATAATCCTAAGCCGATAGGAATGCTCATAACTATATACCTCGGATAGAAAGGGTATTCGCCATAAACTGCGCTCTTTGTAAGCATGAGGAATGCGGCATCTACTAATGCAGCGACTATCAGCGCAACAAAAGATTTCGGCCACCCTTCACCTTTTAGTAACCATCTCCCGGAAAGAATAAGACACAATGCAACTACTGATGCCTGAATAAAAAAACCATATGTTCCGAATGGAGAGAAAAGCGGCACAAACAGTACTCGCAACAAAAAAACACACAGACATGTATAAATTAATGTTTTCGACATCCTAATATCCTAAGGGTTATCTGCCCAACATGAACTGAGATGGCGGGACTAAAAAATCGTTTCCCTGCTCTCTTTCAACCCTACGCTGATATCTTTCCAGAGAGCCAGGATCTAACGCATCTTGTATCCGGTTCAATATTAAACCATTCATTGCTGTGCGCAGCCAGAACACATTAAGAAAAGGGGTGTTATCAAGGGCTGTTCGATACCAATCGCCAAGATCGGCATCACCGCGGGTAGTTTGCTGCAACAACGTTATGATGCTATCTGCATTTGATGCCGCTGGACCCATCAATGAAGTTACAGGGCCAGCCCCCATGCGGTTAACTTCACCGAACATGAAATCGCCCAAGATACCAAGACCGCCACCCTGGGCTGCTGCTGCCATGAAGGTTTTGGCATCTGGCGGGCGTGGAGTCTGCCCTTTCAGCATGAGTTTCGTTTGCATCGAAACGTAGCCGAATAGCGTTGCCCATACAAACAGGTTTGCCGCCCCCATGAAAGCGCCCTTTCCATTGCGGAATAACGCATTCGTCAGGGAAGCAGCCTTTGATTCACCGAGGCCTGCAGGTGTGTAGCCGCGCCCAAACACCTCACGGCCAAGCACGTTCTGCATAAATGAGGCAGTAAATGATTTATACTGCCCGGCAAATCGGATCGCCTCCCCAGCCACCGTGCCAGGAACCGTACCCATCTTCATGAATGCCTGAGTTCGCTCTCCCGGCTCTGACATTGCGATGTTAAGGCGATCGAGAACGTACCCGCGCAACTGGCCTTCCAGTGTATCGCGGGCATCGGCAACAGAACGTTCGGTGACTTTCATGCCTTTCCATTCTACGTAGGAGGCAATCACCTCATCCGGCACGCCACGAATGCCGCTGCTGGTCATGAATTTTCTGCCCTCGCTGTCGGCCATATCCATATTGCGATAGATATTCCACTCCGCATCACCGATACCATGAATATCCAGCACGCGACGCAGGTCTTCCGGCAACTGCGAGTATGTATGGTCTGCGTTCTTCGCCAACCAGTTGGTAATCATCATAGCGTTGCTGTTGCGCCCGCTCTCAGTCCAGAAATTCATCAGGTTGTATTTGAAGAAAAGTTGCTGCGCCCGCCCCATTTTTCCGGTTAGCGTATCGTCTCCTGAGATACGGCGGATGATCTCCTGCGTCATAGCATCTGAATAAACCCCGATGGATGAAAGGATCTCCTTTTGCTCTGCGCTATTGTACCGCGTAAAACGCCCCTTCATCGCGCCCAGCACAGCCTGCATAAAATTCTGTCCCTGGTACCGCATTTCGGTGGCAGAGATTGGCACATCGTTAAACGAGGAGATCACCGCACCACCAAGTTGGGACATACGCAGCCAGCCGCGAATACCAGCAGATGCGTTAGCCATTCCAACACTACCGGGGATATTCAGCGATCCATCAATCTGCGGCATAGTGGTCCGGTTCAGGCGCTTAACTTTAGATGCAAAATCAGCCTGCGCCGCCGGTGATGCAGAGCCTCGCAGGTCTTCCGATATTGTGTCGGATAGATACTTGAACATGTTTTGCGGGTTGGTGCCGAGGACGCGCATCATGCCTGTGGTACGAGCTGCGTTATTGAGTCCACCAAATAGCGCTTCACGCAGGCTACCAGTGCCGAACTGCTGATTGTACTCATGCCAAGAAACACCGTCTTTGAAGTGCAATACACGCTCCTGGCTGGCGCGCTTAGCAGTGTTCTGCGAACCTTTAAAACCGTTCATCCAGTCTGGTTTATCGGCGGACAGATGAACCCCTGACGCAAGGCCGTCATAGACATTTTTCAGGAATTGTTCCCGATCGGTTATGCCGTCAAAGGTCACATCATCCAGGCGCGGCAGGATGGCGTTACGCCAGGACTCATACCCGGCAGCACGAATTTTCAGGATGTCGTGTGATTGGCGGACGATATAGCCGGGCACTTTACCAATCCATGCGCCGGCCCGATTCTCGTCCACACGTGCAGATTCCTGCCACTTCGAGATAATTTTCGCCGCCTCAACTGACTGCCAGGTCATGCCGTCCAGTTTCTGCCCGCGGCCAATACGCCACATTGCGTCGGCAATCTCCCGGTCATTGCTGCCGCTGCTGATAAATTTTACCAGCCCGGCCTTGTCGAAATCGTAGTTGATGCCGGAGTTGTACTTGCCACGTAACTGCGCGACCTCAGAGGCCACAGAACGGCGGGAACTGGTGCGGGCGTCATTGCGGCCTACAAGCATTGCTTCCAGGCCAATGTCAGGACGGTCCTTCCAGGTTGTGCGTAATTCGCCGAGACGCTGTGCAGCAATTCGCATGTTGATCGCTTTGTTGCGGGCATCGATAACTTTTGCCAGATGATCGCGGTTGCTGAGCTCTTCGGCTGCCCGCATTGCCGCCTCTTCGAGCGACAGGGCCTCATTACCTGCCAGGAGGCGGTTAGTCGTGTCATTCATGTCTTTAATCAGCGATTCCATCTCCTGATCGCTGAGCTTTCGTCCGGCAGCCGTGTTAACGGTCATTTCGCACTGCGTCAAAAATTCATTAGCCATTACAGACCCCGGTTAATCATACAGGCGGCGAAAGCGCGGAAGGCTTTGACCAGTGACGTATCGTTCGCCTCGGCCCGAATAGCAGCAATGTTTTCTCGCATCGATGCAGCCATTTCCGGGTTAGTCGTGGCAATGTCGTTCAGCAGTGCATTACTGATGTTGAACTCATTTTCCAGATCAGCCGTTGCCGATGTCACCTCATGGTCAGTCTTCTGGGTATCCTGCCATACACGATCGGCACTTTCACTGACAACACGGCCGCCCTCATCCGGCGCCCGTGTAGGATTCTGAATCCGTTCAATGGCGCGCTGGCGTAATGCTGGCTTATGCAGATCATAGAAAGGTTCAATATCGGGGGCGCGTCCGTCCATCATGTGCGCCAGTGCTGAGCGGTAGGCCTGCTGGTTAATGCTCCAGTCCGCCTCACGAACTGCGGCTGCTGCGGTTCTTACAGCGCCAGCGACAGGAGACATCTGCATGCCGCTGCGTATCTGCTGAGCGCGCTGCTCAATGATGCCTGCCAGATCACCAGGTATTTCACCACGTCCAACCTGAGATTGCCTTCCGTGCGCCTGCTCTGCTGATACATTGCGTTCCAGCGTCTGGTTAATCTCTTCGTTGCGGGCGGCAATCTGCGCTTTCTCTGAGTCGATATCTTTCTGTGCCTGGCTGAGAGCCTCTTTAAACTTCATGCGCTGCGCCTGATATTCAGCGGTGCGCTGTTGTAGAGTTGCATCAAGTGAATCTGACTGGCGCTGGTTCGTGGTCAACTCTGTACGCAGGTCAGCCACGTTATTTATCCGACCGGTTTGCAATTCCTGCTGGCGCGCCAGATAGTCAGGAACAACATCATCATATGCCCGGCTGTACGCGTAGTTGTCTACATCACTGGCTATAGCTTCCGCCAGATCGGCATTTGTGCCACGTTCCGGGAGATTGACACCCGCTGGAATATTATCAGGCGTGATCACCGGCGTCGGCTGTGCATCGGCGACAGGCTGGACATCAGGAGATGATCTGGCAGAAGGTTCTGACGATACGCCAGCGCGCCTCGCACGAACTAAATCAGAAATTACCCCACCGCCAGCATGCATCAAGCCGCCCGCCAGGGTGTTAAAGAAAACGCTCTCTAGCGCATTGCCATAGGTGAAATCACCACCCTCCGCCGCCGCAGCCTGGGCGGTGAAGGGCACTGTGGCCACTGCCTGCACCGCACCTAACCTAGCGCCGGTTACTAACCTCTCACCAAATCGCCCAATCATAGATGCGGCTTTTGCCTCACCAGCAAAAGGGACCAGAGCCAGCGCCACGTTACCAGGGTCAGCCATTGAACCGGCGAGGTTAGCCGCAAAGTTTAGCGGCGTGGCTACCCAACCCGAAGGCGCGGACATGGCGATCTGCTGCTTTGCCAGAGACTGCTTGCGCTCATCAATAACGTGCTCAAGGAAAGACTGCGTAACGCCACTATCTGGCACATTGATGCTTTTGACGCCATATTCTTTCAGGCGAGCATCTGCATCTGATTTGCTGACGATCGCTGAATTTAGGTCGTTCGCCAACTGGTCGGCTTGGGCGAAACGGTAGCCGGAGATGACCGGCCCCTCGTTAAAACCCTCTTTCAGGGATGAAAGCAGAGACTCACCGAGCCCTGACGGGGCATTACCAATAGGTTGGTTAATGCCCTGCCCAGGATCATCTGTATAAATTGGCATGTTATCGTCCTGATTGTTGACCGTTCTGGATAATGTTAATCAGGTTGTCGCGCTGACTTTCGGCGCTGTAGTTCTTCGATTGGCCTGGGGTGTATTTCACTGGCGTACTAAAGGATTTGGTGATGCTATTCCAGCTTGAACGGTTAGTTGAACCAATTTTCGCCAGATCAGAGAAAGATACGGTAACAGGATTTCCATCTGCACTATTAACCAGAAGGCCATTCATCATCAACGTTAGACCTGTCTCATCACTGTTAGTCACCCACTGAGCATTATCGCGAATGCGGCTGATGCTCTGCTCACGGTTAACGCTATCAGACAATCTAGGGTCCCCAATAAGTGGCATAATCTGATCGGGCTTCAGCGATTTCAGATACTCGTTCGCACCGTCGCTTACATCACTGATATCTTGACCAGACGAATTAGGCATACGCCACGTTCCATTGGTCTGATATTGATCGCCGAGAATATCCTGGTAGGCCTGCTTCGATGCGTCAGCAGGTGACATACCTCGCTGCATGTTGATATATGTCAGGCGCTTACCTTGCTCATTAAAATTACTCCATACCGCTGTCCCGCCAGGCTGCACAACAATAGTTCCGGCAAACCCCTTGGACTGATCATTCCATGCAGAATCTGCGCTGTCAGAATCATTTTTAGCAAAGCTACTTCGCAGTCCCGCGGTTGTGACTCCACGATTCTGCCACAAGGCGTTAGCTGCTCGCGGGTTATTGGTCGCCATAACAACCTGCAATACTGGAGATGATTTTTTCTGTAGTTGCGCCATCACTTGAGGGGCGTACTGCCCAAACTGTTGCCCAATTGATTGAATATCAGCAACTGAGCTTTCCTTGTTGTTGTCGACCTGCTGGAATATCGAGGCCGCGACGGCATCTGGGATGATGTCCTTACTTTTTATGCCCAGCCTTTGCTTCTCGGCAATAACGGCATGGGCATAATCTGCGCCTTTAGTTGGATCATTTTGATACTGATTCCAGGCGGATTTAACCACATCGGAATATTGAGACAGCCACTGGCCGGGATCGGACTCGCGAGCCTTGATAGTACGTTGGTAATTCTGCTGAGCCTGCGCATACTGCTGGTTCTGAAACTGAAAATCAGCTGCGTTATCGGCAGGTTTCAGCGCCTGAACGGCGGCCAGTCCATCGACGGCAGAATTCTGCATCACAAAGTTATTTACCGGCTGAAGCGCCAGCGTATCTTTGTAACGGTTCCATTGCTGATAAAACTGTGCACGCTCTCCCGGTGTTGCAGAAGAAGGGATCGAACGGATGAACTCAGCTTCGGTCACAGGATTCTCAATATTGAGTCCTGATTGCGCGCGTGCAGCATCGTCAGTTATGCGCTGCTGAATATTGACGCGATATGCTGAATCAACCTGATCCTGGATTTGTACTGTGCGTGACGCTATCTGAGCCTGCTGCTGCCCGTCCAGATTTTTGAATTCCTGCGAATCTATGACGGAACGGACATTTCCCATACGCTGAGCGTTCGCCGAAACGGAGTAAACATAGTTACGCGTCTCATTGAATGGAATAGATGCCGCAAATTGCTCATTACTCACCTGGCCCGTACGTGGATCGCCAATCTGTTTCAACCAGTCGTCGACTTTACCAGGGCCAGCATTGTAAGCGGCAAGAGCTAGGATCTGGTTCCCACTATAGCGTTTGAGCATTGCATTGAGGTAATCACCAGTAAACCGACGGTTTTCCTGTTCGCTGTCGTCCTGAAGTGGTTTAACACCAAATCCCGGATCTTTACCCGTAGGGGGCATTATCTGCCCGGCGCCCTGTGCCCCCGCTGGTGACGTAACCAGGCTACCGTCAGCATTACGATGCCGATTGCCGCTTTCCTGTTGGAAAACAGCCTGCAGAAGAGTTTCCTGCGGCACAGCTAAAACATTCATGCCAGCATCACCAGTATACATTTGCAGTTGCTGCTGGCTCAGGCGGGTATTCAATGACTCATAGGAAGCATCCTTAATCATCGCCTGCCGCTGGTCCGGCGGCAGGAAGGTGGTAATCCCCTGCGGATTACGCAATGCGGAAAGACGCTGCTCAGGCTGCATCATTTTCAGGGAACCTGTAGCTGCATCAGTGATCCAGCGCTGCCCAAGTTGCTGAGCCTGAGTCTGGTCTATATACCCCTTACTGGCTGCGCCCTGAATCATATTGTTCGTGGCTTCAAGAATTAGCTGACGGGTTGCCGGGTCGGTCGATGTCAGATAAGTAGACCGGCTGGTCTCCAGCGACTGATTAAGCCCGGCAATGCTGGCGTCTTTCTCCTTACTCCACGCCAGAGATCGGATTTGCTCACCGCCGCGGATGTTCTGCTGGTTTACCCAGTTATCAAACTCCTGACGCATGCGGCCGCTAGTTATGCCTGATGCTGAACTTTCCGTAACCTTCTGCATCTGCTGGCCATAACGATCCTGCATAGTTGCATAGTCGTTATCTTTCTCAAAGGCAGCATGAGTGTTAGCCTGCCCCTGCAACCACGCAGTTTGCGCTTTACCAAAATCCAGCCGGTTCTGGTCATCAGCAACCTCGCCAGCAATTTGCGTTACCTGATTTCCCAGCTGCTGCGCGGCACGAAATGGTGCAGAGAGATCAGGACTGGCAACACCGGTCGCCGGGCGCAGGGAAACCCTGCCGAGATCGTTAGCAGATGGTAAACGAGGCATATTTTTTATCCGTAAATTTTATAGAGAGATGTTCCAGCGCCAAGAATGGAAGTAAGCGAGCCCAAAACGCCGGCTTTTTTAGTCGATTTGGTCTGCGCATCCAGGGCGTTAGCCTGATTTTTTAACTGATTAGCCTGCTGTTCACCATTCCAGAGAGTAATCAGGTTATTCAGCTCGCCCTGCTGCGCGATGTCAGCGCGGTTATTGATAGCTGACACGCTATTGGCATTTGCACCAGAAGCTGCCGCATTCGCCAGTGATGTTGATTCTGCCTGTCGCGCCTTATCAGTTTCAGCCCTTGCCTCAAGTTGCGTCGAGGCATTGACGTTGTTCGCCTGCGTTCTGAGTTGCCCTGCCTGTTGTCGTAACTGCGCTGATTGCTGTTTTGCTTCACTGGACGCCCCACCAGCACCAAGAATTCCGCCGAGCAATGAAGCACCTCCGGCGAGATTTTTCATGGTTCCGGCACCAGCAATCGAAGACATCAATCCAGAGCCCGTGGTTGCTGCGCCAGCGCCAGAAGTTGCAGCTGCGCCTGCGGCTGCTGCGGTCCCAGTGGTGGCCGCAGCACCGCCACCTAAAATTGAGCTTAACCCCGTTATTCCTGCGGAGAATGGATCTGCCATACCATTACCTTTTCATTACCTTCAACTGGAACAAATCCCAGCCTTTTCAGAAAAGCTGGTGCGGTCTCTAATGAATCACTGACGCGTGCATAAACAGGTATTCGACTTTCTGCAATAATTTCCTTCATTGCTTTGAGTGAACCCTTCCAAAGAGAAACAGGCACGATTTTGGCTTCTGGCTTCATGTCCATAAATGCCATATTGAACCCTTCTTTGCGCATCATTCCGCCGATAGCGACAGGGGTACCATTAACCAGCAGTTGCACTGCCTTCATAGTCCCCGGAACCTGTCCAAACCACTCAATTACATCAGCCATTGAAGCTGTTTTAATTTCACTTATCATGCGTTGTCAGACTCACTATTGCCGCCAGAACGGTAACAGGGCGTGGGGCGGCGGCGATAAGACAGATCCGGGAATCGGTATCCCAAGAACCATCAAACTCAAATGAATCCCGGTCATACGATTCCCACACCGTGTTACTTGAGGTGGGATTAGCAAACTCTTCAGCAGGCAAATCGTCCTGAATGTCGAAGTCAGGTCCGTAGGTCATTCCGCGGTAGTGGGTGTTGCGCATGATTAACGCAAGATGGTCCACGCGTTTACGCTGCGCCAGTGCGGTGCCCATCCCGGCAGCGTAGGCAAGCTTTGAGCTTTTGTACTTCGCGGTATAACCCAATCCCGCGATAACATTGCTGTATGAAGCCCCCAGCGATATAGCACCACTGCTTACCGTTCGCGTACCAATATCTTTGCCGTCGGCCCATACCACTACCGCTTTGCCCTCGATATGGTTAAGCCCGGAAAGAGTGTCTCTGGCGCTTCCGGATCTGGTGATGAAGGAATCAGCCTGTTTATTCAGGCTCCCGCCAATACACTCGGACTCTTTAGCCCACCGCTCCAGGCACCGAATACCGTTCCTGTTAACGACGTAATAAACCCGGTCCTCTTCATCGCCTGGCAATGTGACTACATCCTCAACGGTGCCATCGGTTTCCACAACAACCCACGCTTTGAGGTCTTCTGCCGGGTCTCGGACCAGGACAGCGACAGTGCCGTTTTCCCGCACACAGTGAATGCGATCATCAGGAAGGCGTTGCGACGCGATGCGGACAATGGGGGAATTTCCGCATTCCGGCCACAGGTCGGTAAGGTCTGTACTGGCGTAGTCGTAGTAATCACTGGTGTAGTTGAGTTCATACACCCGGCGTCCGCTGCGGTGGATGAAGATGCCGCGGTTATCCAGGACTACAGCACCGGCATGCGTACTTCCCCGCGTGGAAGGATACTTGATATGGAAGTTATCAGGCGTTACCACTTCACCATAAGAGGACGACTGAATTGATGCCTCACTGCCCTGAGTGCCTGCAATTAAGCGGAGCAGCGGCAACAGCCAGTTGACCTTATCGACGGGACCCGAACCGATACTGTAATTAATCGCGCTCGCATCGCCGGCGACTTTATCTTCTGAATTATTACCATCGTCAAATGAATCATAGGCATCCGAGTAACTGCCATAAATGCGGTCACCACCAGCCCACCACAACCGCCCCTCAAAGATGGCCACTGCTCCGGGGAATCCGTTTTTCTCAGAGAAGGCCCCTTCATACCAGTCAGCAGTCGCAGATGTTCCGCCCAGGTCAGAAAGGACAATCCCGGTTGCCGACGTCCTGGAATTAACAGCAGTTATCCGCACTGTTCCCGTCAGGCTGCCGCCAGAATACTCAAGCGAGACCTGCACGGAGCCGGAACTGGTTTCCCAGTCGCCCGCCGCGACACCGATCCGATAGTAGATAGTATTATTGTCCAGCCCGTCGTCGTAGGTTTCTGACGTTTCACCAGTCCACGTCTTAACATCAGTCCAGGCACCCGGCTCACTTACAGAACGTTGAAGCGTCACAGTCCCGGACCACGGCGTCGCGGGATCGACGTTAGCAATACTGACCGTAAACTTGCGCGAGTCATCTATCCCGGTCACCTTCACATAACCGGTAAACTGAGACTCACCGTTGATTGCCGACGATACAGTTTGCCCGCTTGAGGTTAAACGGAATAGCGCGCCAACATGTCCGGAACGAAACAGGCTGGCGGACGCCGTAAGATTAATCAATCCCGTTCTGGCGCCGGGCGTGAGCGTCGTGGGAGAAACGTTCATCACATTGTACGGGCCATCGTTCGAATAATACTTAACGACAGACCACGAACCGTTATCACGCCGCTCAATACGCCTCTGCTGTATGCCACTACACGCAACAAACAACACATCGGCACTTTGTGCTACCTGGACTAAATCGAGATCGCTATCTCTCCACGGGGTATCCAGAACCAGAACACCACCGCTTTCAACTGCCACAGAACCAACGATAACCGGGAACGTCTCAGCACTTTCAAACTGAATGTAAAAGTCGCCAGCGGGAGTGAACGACAATGAGCTGACGCCCTCCAGCAGAGTAGTTTCAGCGATATAGTCATCCTCACCCTGGCTTGAGCCGATCATTATAGTTACCGGCCCGCGAGCGACGCTGACGCGAATAGCATGCTGCACATCCTGATCGGAGGCGGACACGCTGACCTGCTGCCAGCGAATTGCTGATGTGGAACTGTTACCGGTTAACTGCATGCCGGCATCAGTCCACTCAGAGGAGGAATCAGACTCATCGGCATCCGTCCATCCAGAAAGGTCAGATTCAAAACCTCCATTCGTAATGACTGAAGAGACAGCGCTGCGGGAAACCAGAACATCATCAACCCACACACGCATTTTGCCGTCAGTAAGTTCAATGAGAGCCGTATCATCAGTCGCGAATACAAACGGAATAAACCGGGATCGCTTATTGTCGAGGGTCTGCCCGATATATCCCAGTCCTGGCCGGAGCATCATGGAGCCAAGCAGTCGAGGCATCCAGTTAGTCTGGACCTCCGCCGACAGCGCCAGCCGCTCAATGTCGGTGCGGGCCAGCGCCAGAGGCGAGATAATCCCACGGTTGAAAGCGAGAAGCGGAACGTTATTACGTGGCATGATTTGTCCTATCGGGAAAACCGGCTGCGCTGCCCCCTGCGGGAAGTAACAAATGCGCCGGCAGGAACGCGCTTAGTCGGATCCTGTAGGGCATCCTTGGTGAGAGCATCGCGTTTTCTGGTTTTATACTCATACTCAATAGTCTGAGCATCGGAGCCATTTTTCAGGCGAGGTGAAACGAGTTTCGCCAGATGCGCCGCAATAAACATTCGGTACGTTTCCGGCCAGGCTGAACCGTTATTACCATAGAACTCACTATCCGAAACGTAGCGGATGTAGATCTCGTCATAGTTACAGAACCAGAATGCCGCCTCGTCTGTATAGTCGAGTATGGTGTTATTGAAATAAGGGTCAGAAGCAACAGAGCACGTCCTGATCCAGTCTTCAGGCTTATCAAATGCCCTGATGTAACCAAACGGCGGTTCTACTGACGGGGAGTAATCCAGGCGCTCAGCTCTTACAGCAAAATTCCACTGGCCCTGTTCGAGGCAAAACCTTAGCGCGCCCTCCCAGACGACATCGAGCAGGCGGCGGGGTTCCCGGTTTTCTTCCAGTGAAAACAACACCCGCTCACCCGACAGGATCAGGGCATCGTTGTAGATTGCCAGCCGAATGTTCGGGTCAACGGCCATCGTTACACCTCTTTAATAAGTAGTTCCATTTTGGATGCGGCTTCTTCCTTGGTCTGGATATTTCCTTCCATCACTTCACCATCTTCTTTACGGATAATTGACCATTTAGCCTGCCCGCGAAACTTCACGAAGTACGGCTTGCCGTCCTCTTTGGTTTCGGGCTCAATCTCGCCGAATTGCTGATGAATGAAGAATTCAACTTTTGCTGCGAGTTGCTTCACTGATGTCACAACACCTTCGGCGTACCAGGTGCGATCGACTGCGAAGACTTCTATTTTGTCGCCAGCTTTTAGCTGGTAAGCGATATGCGCCCAGGCGGCTGGTTGTCTGAACAGGTCAATATTCTGTCCTTCTTCGGCAACAATGCGAAACGTATTGCGGGCATGCTCGGCAAGTTTTAGCCGGGAAGGAATAATATGGTGCGCCATTCTTACCTCACTGAAAGAAAAGCCCTCGCAATGAGGGCTGAAGTGTTATTACGCCGATGCTGTGGCAGTAGCCAGCTTCAGCGTTGCGCCGGATGCCGTTACAGCCGAAACAAATGCGGAATAAGACATCGGTAATGTGGTGTTATAAACCACTACTGCATCGCCAACTTTCATGCCAAGAGCTTTGCCGTTGGTTATGTAGTTGGCAGCCGTAACGGCTGCAATGAGGTCCGATGAAGAGTAGGACCAGGCAGCACCACCGCCGCCGATGCGATCCTGAAGTAAAGCCGGTGGGTTGGTTGTTGCGTAAGCCATTTATTCCCCCTTATGCATCAGCAACCATTGAAGAACCGTCATGATTCAGCACCACAACGCCATTTGGCTGGAGTAGCGAACCGCCCATGAACATGGAAGTACGCGCCCAATAGTAATCGTCTTCTTCGTTATAACCGGCTTTTACGTCCATATCCCCGCTGTTGACAGCGTGACCAATGGAGTTGCGGTGGTAGACGAAAAGGTGTTCGTTGGCAGTGCCAACGCCAGGAACACGCGAATGCACTACCCAGTTAACACCAGCCCAGCGCAGCATTTTGCGCACAGGGCCGTTAAATGGCTTCACATCCACGTAATCGGCGCTGGTGAACTGGTTGTTCTGGTAAAGGAAAGCGCGAAATGCCGGAGACATAACACCGAACATGTTGCTTTCTTCTTCGACATCCACATCGTTATTGCCGAGCACGGCGATCGCTTTGGTTACTGCAACCATGCGTGAATCAGCTGCGGAACCAGTCACGTTAATGGTCTGGGTCGCAGTGTTCAGGTTCGCCAGAATGACGTCGTCAATCTTGCGGTTCATCACCTTAATGGTGCCCTGCTGCATGATGCGGCGGCCGTCGCCCTGAGAGCCAAAAATATTGAATCGGGTGCGGCGGGGTTTATCGTGCCATTCGGTCAGAATTGCAGGTTTCTGCGTCAGGTTGTCAGCACGCGCAGGGATCATCCCGTTAACGCCACGGGTAACTGCTTCCGCGCCACCGGTATCAGCAACAAGGAATGTTGCTTCGTTACCTTTAACCACGGATTCGGTTACAACCGTGCTGCGCAGCATGGACTGGCCGAACTCGAAACCGGCGATGAACTCCTGCCGGTACTGTTTTTGAAAAGCGGTATCAGACATAAATTGTCTCCATCGGATTGTTTTATTGCCGCTCCGACGAGGTATCCATTCCGGCAGACAATAGCGGGGTGTCCTCTGTTAAGAGGGGCCGGTTATCTGTGAAAGGGGTCGTGCTGCGCGGTTACTACTGAAAGGGATTAGCCCAGGCGTTCCTGAGCTTCGTAAAGTTGACGCAGGCGGGTCTGGGATGCTTCATCTTTGAACCAACCCTCATAATCGTCACGCATGCGTTTTTCGAGAGTTGCAATTTCGTCGGTGATCGCCTGTGGATTGCTGGCCCCCGGAACCACTGTTGCCACCGGGTTTACCGCGCGGGCGACATCAACCAGCCATTTCGCCACGTCAGGATTATTGAAAATGCTGACTCCGTCTCCGGTCTGTGCGCCAAGGAACAAATCCTTCGCATCCTTCGACAGACCATCCAGCATGCCGTTAATCAGGTTGATATTTCGGCGGTATTCCGGCCCCCACTCCTGGCGCAATGCATCTTCCGTCTTCTGTTGGGCTTCAACATTGCGCTCATAGCGGGCCTGCATCTCCTGCTCGACCATCTGCTGGTTCCACTCAATGGCGGCCTGCACATGTTCTTTGGATACGTTCTTGCCGTGCATCGCTTCGAGGAAGGACGATACACGCTCTTTATCTTCATCCCCCAGAACTATGCCTGACGGCAAATCAGCCAGGTAATCATCGGCCTTCTCTGGCACACCGTTATCTTTGCGCCATTGCGCCAGCTCTTCATTGGTCGGATTTTCCGGCAACTTAGCAGCGCGGAATTCACCAGAGCTCATCTTGGATTGTAGTTCGCGATGAGCTTTTGCCAGCGCTTCAGGTGAAGCGTAGCGTTCCAGCTGTTTACGATACTTCGCATCATCGCCGGCAAGCTGATCGCGCCAGTTATCAGGAAACTTTTGTGGTGCTGCTGGCGGCTGTGGATCATCCGTATTTAGCGGATTAGGGTTGGGGTTAGGCTTACCCTGTTCGCCTTGCTGACCACTTTCAGGCGGTTCCTCCCCCTCCGGACTACCACCAGCGGGAGCGCCGGGGTCACCGTTTCCATCATCTGGGGCGTAGTATTTTAAGAACATGTTGCGGAATAGCATTGGGATTCCTCAATAAAAAACCCGCACGAAGCGGGTTATTTTTGTTTCCGTTTGGCTTTCGCCTCTTCAACTTCCTTCGACGAAAGATTATTCATCTTCACCACTTGAGCCCCGACGAATCGCTTACCCTCAGCAAATGCCGTGTCGCGATCGCTATCTGGCCTGTAACTCAGGTCGTAATACCCGGTGAGATTCATAAGCTCATGCAGAATTAACTTTTGTTGCTCTGGCGTGGCCTCGCCTTTGTTTAGCGCCTTTATCGCGTAAACGAAGGGGATATTGTCACCCCACGGATACGGCAAATAAGGTTCAGGAGCTTTTATGCTCATGCGGCTGCCTCCCTGAAGGACTGAGCGGCATCAGCCACGTTTTGCAGCGTTTGGGCTCCCTGCGCCACTTGCTGCATCTCTGCGGCGCCTTGCTGCTGCTGAGCCTGTTGCTGGAGAATTTGATTCGCATCATCTTCGCTACGCAGCCACTTAGCCGGTACACCTGAACCATCCATTGCGTCCCTAAACGCTGTACGAATATCAACGTCAGCATCGACAGAAGGATCAATATTTCTCGCAATCCCAAGCATCTCGGCGGTTACCTGCAGTTTGCCTTGCTTCTCCTGCCCGATAGCAGACTGGAGCGGACTCTCGAAGGAGAACTGCACATCCTGCCCCTGAAGGGATTCAGGAATGTCATAGCGGGAACCGAACGCACCGGATTGCATCAGCAGGTTAAACGTCATATCGCAGAGCTCGCCGTTGTACTCCTGCTCTACCGGAGAGAACAGCGGCAGCGCCTGACGAATGTACTCTTGCACCCGCTGGCTGACCTCATACGCCGTCATGCCAGACATCTGCGGCAATGTCAGGGTGTTGAGATAAAACGCCTGATGAATCATTGCCTGGACATCATTGCGGATGTTCATGCCGGCAGGGAGTTGCGTTGACTTCGTAAACTCGCCGATAACTTGCCTGATGTCCTGATCCGCCTCAAGGTCTGCCCAGGTGATACCACCTGCCATCAGGTTAAAGTCATCGCGGAATACGGACTTATTCGCCACCAGCGGCGGGTCAACGGCCTTTTCGCCAGCTTCGAGAAGGACACGAGTGATTGACTGAATCAGGCGCGCATCCGGCAAAGCCACGATAGTGGCCGGAGAGTAAGCATACTGAGAACCAGATACTGTTTGCCATCGAGGGATACAGTAAATCCGGTTCATTACCGGCGTTTCTTCCATCACATGCTGATTATCAACATCAATATAAACCGACGTGTACGGCGCACGGCTTTTCCCCATCTCGTATTGTTCAGACGGAACAACAATATGTCGGCAATTGACCTCTTTGTACGGGTCTTTCTCCAGATGATTTTTGACCTGTTGACTGATTTTATTGCCGAAAAGCTGCTTCAACTGGGTCGCTGTAGGCTTCCACTTCCGGTGAATGGTGTCGATCTCGCCGTCCGCGTTTTCTGCCCACGCCACGTCCCGGAGATGCCAGCAGCGATACAGTAGGCCATTAGCATGTCTGTTAAGTTCAACGCTGATCGCACACTGGCCGAATGCTGAGAAGTCGTGATCGCCCTCTTTGGTGGCCCTGACCAGTTGAGTTCCTCTCGCATACATTGCCCGATACTGAACATCTCTGGCCCATTGCAGCCAGACTTTTGCCTGGTGGTCGGGTTCACTGCCCTGAATATTCAGATTGAACCACTTATCACGCCTCAGCATTGAGCCAAAGGAATCTCCCAGGTCACGACGCGCCAGTACGGGGTAGCTGGTCATTAGATGATCCGCGAACTCATTACCCAGCGAACGGCAGATAGTGAAGTCAGCCCGCTCAGGATAAAAGTTATCGGCGATTTCCTGCCAGAGCGACAGCAGAGAGGATTTCTTGCTGAACAAGTGATCGCCGTTCTTTATCAGTTGCTGTGCTCTGCTGTCCATCATCCACCCAGTTTGTTATTGCTGCTGCCGGTGAGAATTGTGCTACTTCGACCGCTGCGCTGCTGACTCTGAATCATGCTGCGACGTCGCGCAGCCTTTACGGCGTCGGTATCTTCAGTCGGTGCCGCTGTCTGGTCTTCACTTTCAACCGTTACGCCGCCGCTCTTGGTTCCTAAAATACTACCGACAACACTACCGATAGCGTCTGTTGCTTTACTCATTTATCGTCTCCTTTTCTGGTTGGAGTGTCCGAGATTAACTTTCGGCGGCGCATTCCGTGCCCGGTAGCCGCCGCGAACATTCGCCTGCCTTTCACCATCAAACCAACTCATAACCACGGCGTCGCCCCGGTCAGGAGAACGTCCCAGGCGCTTAACGAGATTTTCTTTCGACTCAAGATGAATGACGCCGCCGCCATTCCCGCCACGCTTAACCTCATAGGTTGGTGCGGTAAGGTCAGAGAGTAATGTTGGATCGTTTGGGAGGCAGATTGTTGAGCCGCCTGGCTGGTCAGGATTCAATGCCTCACGTAGTTTCCAGTAAGCCTCGGTTCGAATATTTCTGAACTTCAGCAGGCCATCATGTGTACGTCTGACGGAATCCTTGATCCCCATGTACGAAACAGCATCAACGCCGTTTTCACGCAAGTGCGCATAGGCGTCACCACCCCAGCCGCCGCCAATATCAACAATGCATTTGGCGCCATCACGGCGCTTGGAGATAACCAGACCAGCAACATCAGTTCCTCCGGGAGTCTCTTTCCCCGGAACTGTGAGCAATTCAGCAAACCAGCCGTCATGGCGGGGAGATATCACCGTGTTGTCAGAACCACCCTGCGCAACGTCCACGCCAATGGCACACATTGGAACGCCCGCGGGAGGTTGCGCCGTCCAGCGAGACATTGCCGCCTGCACCCAGGCTGTGGGGATGCATTGGTTGGGTTCATCCTGAAGCGATGCCCGGAACTGCCCATCGCGGTATGCATCCCGTAATTCTTTTGGAAGGTTGTTAAGGATACGGGCATATTCGCCATCAGCAGCCAGATCGGGATTGTCGCTTAACTTTGCCGGGATGAATGTTCTCGACTTAGCCTCAACCATGAAACCACCGATCAAGTGCGGCCCCCGGCCTTCAACCTCCATTTCTTCGCCGACTTCATTTCGAAGATACCAGCGAAGTTCGCCGGGTTTCGCGGGGTTAGGATGCGATGGATCAAGCCATGCCCCCCACCGCCGAATAACCCATAGCCCTGTAGCGCTGGTCGGTGGGTTACCTGTAGCCACAACCCGGCATTTTTGCCCCGGAGTCGTGGAACGGTTCCAGATCGTGATGAACTCGTACTGAGTTTCGAGGAAGTCAGTCACCTCATCGAAACAAATTAAATCGTGAGGATCACCTTTATAGCGCTGCTTGTCCTCTTCCTGCTCACAGCCGCCGTACTGGATTAGCTGTTTGCCATTCCTCCAGACCAGATCCGAACCATTCCACCCATCACGACCGCCGTCGAACAACTTACCGATAAGTTCAGACTCGGCCAGTTTCTTGGCATCTTCGCGGATACGTCGCAAGATGAGTGATCGCTCGTGGCTTGTGACAGCCAGGCCGTTTATCAGCGCAGATTTACCACCGCCCGCCTGTCCGCCGTAAAACAGTTCATCGGCATCACAGTAATAAGCGTCAGTCTGAGGGCCAGGATTCGGCACCCAGAGCATATCTTTTGTCGCGGCCATTACATCATGCTCGACAGCCTTCAATTCTTCAGGGGTAAGAGACTTCAGGCGTTCGAGAACTTCATCAAAAGAAATCCCGCTCATATCATTTCATCGCTTTAGTCAGGGCAAACGCCAGGCGACGCGCAAGCACGTTGAGATCGACAACCTCCCCCTCTTTTTTCTCAGGAGGTTCAAGTTGTTTGCGGATTTTGTCTACTTCCAGTTGGCGGCGCTCAATCTCCACCTGCTGGATGCGCTGCGCATTCTCCGCATCAGCCAGGCCCAGACGCTTAGCGACAGCCTCAAACATCCGTTCACGGCTGATTGAGGTTATTTCGATACCGGCCTTGCCGACCTTCACGCCGGAATAAGCCAGTGCGGCCGCATCATCCAATTTTGTCGAGTCTTGCAGCACTACGCGGCTCACTCCTTCGCCATTACAGCGCGGGCAATCTGGATTAGGATCGAGTGTATGGTTATAGCCATAACCGCCAACATCAACAGGCTCGCGACGTTTGCGCTCAAGCGCTTCGAGTCGCTTCTCTTCGTACTCCACGGCATCACGCCATTGGTACTGGTGACCGAAGCCCCAGCAGTGACGGCAACAACCGCGGCGATGTTGCGATATCTGGTTGGCGTCGAAGGTGGCCAGGCGCCACATCTTCTCAAGCACTTCGTCAGCGCTGCCGAGCGTACGCTCAATGGATGCTTTCTGCTGCTGCGCAATGGCCTGCGCAATCTCAACTTTCTTCAACAGACGTTGACCAATTGAGTAAGCAGTCTTTTTGCTGTACCCGGCACGGATGGCGGCCTGTGTGGCGTTGTTATCCTTCAGGTACTCCGCGACAAATAAACGCTGTTGAACAGTAAGGCCGTCATAATCCACCAGCTCTTCTGCGCACTGTTCCTTTTGCGCAGTGCGCAATTTCTTCTGCGCAGGTTTTTGCGCAGTGGGTTTCTTGATATATCGACGGGCGGTTGCGTAATTCAGTCCCTGCGCTTCACACCAATCCTTCGGTGATACGCCGGTTGCGGCATGATCGGACAGGAACCGTTGCTGAAGCTCGCCCCAGTCCGGTTTTGCCATGATGTTTTCCCTGAACTCTGAACATTATCGAAGCCACTCACTTTGAATAGCTTCTGTAATGCATTAGCAATCTGCATCAGGACGGGCGACTGCACGGCAGGCCCACATACAGGCTTCCTGCATTTTGGTGCGGGCGATTGCCAGGCTGCGCTTAGCTTCATCAATCTCCCGAGCCTGCTCAGCACTTAACATTGCCGGGCCATTACGGACAGCCAACAATTCACCTCGCTCTGTATCGAGCAGACTGCAAAAATGCCGGCTGACACCTTTGAGGCGGTTCATGCGCTCAATGTCGCCCGTGGTTAATGTGCGGTAGCCCTTTACTGTGGTGCCGTTCTGCGGTTTTGCTTCACTCATTTCGTAGCCTTTTCGGTTGATTGCGGGCAATTGGCCTGCACTGCTTTGTTGTGCGCCAGAATGTCGCGTTTGGTCTGCTTGTCCAGCACGTCGATATCGTGGTCAGTCAGGTAGATGATCCGCACCCAGTTGCAGGCGGTATCAACCACCACCGGGGCGGGTAAAGTTTTCGCGCAGCTCGCGATCAACATCGTCATCGCCCATACGCTTAACGTCTTCCTGTACATCGCTGGCCTCTTTCGTTGCATCAGCCCGGCGTTCTGCCGCGGCGACGGTAGCTGCGGCGATCTCTTTGGTTCGCAGCTGTTCAGCTTTGGATTCTGCCTTGCTGGTTCCGCGTGAATGGCCTAACCCAAATGCGCCAGCGATAACGGCCAGTAACGCAGTTGCCAGACCAATAATCATTTCAATGCCCATAGCGACCTCACACCAGTACTGATTTAGCCTGATTGAACAGCGCACGGCGTTTATCCAGACCGTTGCGGCCACCGTTAATAAGCAGCGTTACGCGCTCAATATCACCGGAATGAAGAAGGCAACCGTGGGAGACATAAAACCATGCGGCGGAACGTGCGGCGTAATCATCTCGCTCCAGCAGCTCAGGCTGGGTAACAAGGTCAAGCTTCAGCGCCTGTCCGCAGCTGCGATAGTTGCTCAAGCCCGTAACTTGTTTCAGGCCGCGACCGCGATATTTCCAGCCATCACCGGCAACCTGATTTCCGAGGTTCTTTTTACCCCACTCGCCCCCATACACCAGATTCGCGATTGCTCGCTGATTGGCTGGTTGTGTTGCTGTTCTGCCGAGTGCGGCGGCCTGCTGGGCGGTGATACGGTGTTTACCGAACGTAGGCACAAGGCTATCTGCTGCATAGTTCAGATTTTCCACCAGTCGGGTAAAGCCTCCGGACTCGTGTCCCATCTGGGCAATAAACATCGCCTGGTCCAGTGGAGCAGTAATGCCGAATTCTTTCATCGCAGCATCAATATGCGGAAACCAGCGTGCAGCTAACCCGGCGCTGATACCCGCCGCCTTCTGGAATTGTGATTTATTCATCAGTGCCTCAGTGCATCAACCAGACGGGCGACATTCCCCCTGAACCAGAGGACCGCGCCGCAGATAAGAATGTTCGCCAGCACCACAAGCCAGTGGGATGACTCGTACAGGCCAAACAGGAAACGGAAAGGGATGCTGGCGTAAACCAGCACCATGAGATAAGCCAGCATAGATATTCCCGGGCGGTGCCGGGCTCCACCACGCTGGTAGAACATCAACGCCAGAACAATGACGGCGCAAATGACGGCATTCGCTAGCGCTGAAGGATCATTTACCATTTGAACCTCCTCCCCGCATGCGGGAAAGCATGCCAATCAGTCCGCTCATTTCCTGATTATTCAGGAAGGTGAGGACCTTGATGGTTATCGCTGAAACAATAACGGCGCCGAGGGCGTCAAGGGGGCGATCGCTATAGTGTGTCCATGACGCCAGGTATGACCCAAGAAGGCCGGCACCTATCACCCCGACAATAAACGACGTCACGAAATAGGCCACCAGCCGCAACCGGGTTACGTTCGCGGCGGTCGCTACGTAGAAAACGGAACCAGCAAAGGCACCAAAAACGACGCCGTAATCAATGCCTGTTGCCAGACCAAATACACTGGCACCAGCGAGCCCCGCCGACGCAACTGCGGTACCCGAGATCGGTTCTGCGGACATAAGCCCCTCTTTATCGCTGTGAGTTCCTCTCTGAAGAGGGGAAGGAATGGGCGGCCCTGTTAGCGATTGTGGGGGTACCAAATCCCACGCTCTTTAACCTACCCGGATTGGGTTATGAGCCCGTCAGACAGTGGGCCTGTATGAATGGCCGCCAGATGGATTAACGACAAAGCACAAAGTGAATGACGTTCTGGCGGCACAAATGAAAAAGGCCACGCAAATGCGCAGCCCTTAGAAACGAAAAAGCCACCCGAAGGTGGCTCACTGTTCAGCGTTAGAGGTATACCCACCTTCGCCTTTAATGCAGCGTTATCATCTTTCAGACGATCTACTTGGTTTCGCAACCTTTCAATTTCCTTATCGGTGTTGTCTCGGTCGCGCTGAAGACCTTTTATTACTTCACCTTGGGACGCCTGTACTTCTTTTGAAGCCTGAACGGCCGCCTCAGTCTCATCGACGGTGTTAATCAAACGAACCGTCAGGAATGAAACAATGGCCATCAGAAGAACGACCATAGCGGTAAGAATCCAGACCTTCACACCGGAAGCAGAATTATCAGAGGCTTCTATAAGAAATTCCTTATGAATAGAAAAAATACCCAACGCGCGGCCGCGACGTTAGAACCATGGGTATTTTAACTACATAAGGTTATGAAGATCTTCGGAAAAAATGAAATGATGGTTTGTTTGGTTATTTAATGAGCGAAAACAGCCAAAATCCCCATGCAGGGATGATAAAAAACGTCATTGTGTAGACGACCGCAGGCTGTAATTTATTCAAATTAAATTTCCTTAGTAGGGCTCTATGTGTCCTACAACATCCAACCTACCTAAAGACATTGATTGATACAAGAGGAAAAACACTACTTTTTTATCAAATTGGGATCGGTTTTGTTTCCGATGGCGCGGCATTATACGGAGATAACCCAAGTTATCAACAGAAATTGCCAGCATATGCACGCAAAATGTGCTGTTTCTTCACATGCATGGACAGTTTTGCTGGAGCGAAACCATCAAAAATTACACTTGAGCTACATACAATTAACACACTTAGCAATTTACCGTTAAAAGAGATCACATTTTATGACAATGAGTCGTTACACAAGTTCAAGGATCCCGCTTATCAAAACTAAAAGCCCAAGGGGTTAACCTCGGGCTCAAAATTCAACTTACTGCCAGTGCATACAACATTGGCACAATATCAAATTCACGCTAAATATATGCCAATTAATCTACTTCTGCAATACTCTGCTGCGAATTTGTAGCCTTTTGTTGTGAACGTGTTTTCGTTAAGACGAGCAATGACTCTTGATCCAGGCGCCCAAACAAGGCAAGCATAGCTTCCCAATGATCCGTAAACGTCTTGGACCAGTTTTTATCTTCAACACCTACCATCTCAGCAAGCTCGCAATACTTATACATATCACGCCCTGCCAGCCCCGCCTTAGCATCCTGCGCCGCAAGCCAGATAAGCTGACGCAGACGCTCTACAGTCTTCTTAGCAATGCGCTTCCCGACCAGTTGCGCGCTGAATTGCTCCCACGCCCACCGGGTGATCGTCTCCTGATACTCCCAGCGGATATTTTCACTGTAGTTCCACAGTAGCCATGCCTTTTGATGTTCGTCCAGGGACAGTAGCGCACGACGCCATGATGCGGTTGCGTACTCCACCGGCTGCACCAACGGGATATGTGAGCCTTTGGCGTGGGATTGTTTTCCCGGGATCGGAGGGTTGTTCAGCGTTATCCACTTTTCCGTTTCCTCATCCCAGACGCGCTGTTTTTTGCGTGGGAATGTGTTCGTGTCGAACTGAGCATTCTCCAGCCAGGCCATGAGCTGACCTTTTGTCGCTCCGCTCAGATCGGCTGTGGCCACTATCAGTTGCTGGCGAATGTAGGATAAGTTTCTCATGAATTTTCCCCTGCTTTCTGATTGCGGATTTGGTTTCTGAGGATTCGATATGTCACCGGGAACGACCCGCGATAGCGGACGATATTCAGTCGTTGCCAGCGTTGACGAAGATCCTCGATAATTTCTGGGCTCAATTTTTCGCCCTCCGGATTCTGGCTTTCGCGTTACGCTCGATCTGGATAAGTTTCTCGATGTTCTGACGGCGTTCCTTTTCCTCTTTGCGCAGGGCTTTCACGTTGTCTGCAAGCTGTGTCTCTTTTTTGGCCACTGAAAGCATCCAGTCGAAAGGATCCACTATGGCGCCACACGTGCGGCAACGAACCTGTCGTTCTTTCTCGTTGACACTGACGGCAGGATGACGGCAAAAAGGCCGCTCGGATTGTTCATACAGAAAGTTGGTCATATCACGCGGCTCATCCTCTTTTGTGGGAAACGCGACGATATTGCTCAGTTCGTTTTCGGTTTCAGTCGTCATGATTTAATGAGTCCCTCTTTTCGCCAGATTTCCAGGGTGCGCATTACCCCCTCCGCATGCATCAGGCGCAGTTCGTCATAGGTGTAATCAGTTGTTTTCTTCCGACCGTCGATCAAGTCGTGGCAACAGTTGCAGGCGATAGCCGCCTGAGTATCGTCAGGCTTGTATCCTGTGCCGCACGTACCCGCCAGCCGGTAATGCGCCAGTACGCTGGTTTCCGGGTTGCCGTTGCAGTAACCGGGGATCCTGACTGTACATTCGCGGCCGCGCGCCTCTTTACGTAGATTCGCCATAATCACCCCCACATCCGATTTCGGGTGCGAGAAGCAGGACGCGGAGGATTTTTGTCCTCCACCAGCTGCGCACTGACGGTCCAGGTGATTAAATCCTGATTCAGGCTGCGCTCGACCCTTACGCCCCGCTGGCGATATTTCGCCATCAGCTCATCAGCCTGCTGAGTTGTGCAGTCGTGATGGTGAAACCATGAATATTTCATCGGCATCACCCCGCGAAGCTTAAAAGCTGGTTTGCGGCGTTCTCGACTTCCAGCTGGCTGTTGAATGAACGGGAGAGGATCCACCGCCAGAGAACATCAAGCGATGCTTTGTACAATTCCTGAAATTCGCATTCGTCCATGCTGGCGAAAGAAATGCTGCGAGGGTGTTTTTTCAGCGTGCCGTCCGGCAGCTGTATAGCGTCATAGTGGCCAGCTTCGACAATGACCCACGCACGGTAGGCGTCGAAAGATTTGCAAATGCTGATGCTACCAGCGCGTTTCTCGGCTATACGGTCGAGGTATTGCTCGGCGGCATCAAGCAATGCCGATTCACTCCCGCCATATGCCGCCAGGTATCTGGCATAACCTGTGATAAGCCTGCGCTCGTTAGAGGAGATCGCTCCCCCGGTAGGCTCCCAGTATTCAAAGCCGAGATTGAGTAAAGCGAAATAGCGGCGATGAAACGCCGGGTTGCGGACAAGCTTATAGTCAGCTTCCAGAACGGCGCCGAGCTTGCATTTTGATTGCAGGAAATCACTGGTCTCCTGCGTTGCAGGGATCAGAATTCCTTGAGACTGTTTTATAAGGTGTAATTGTTGCGCCATGGGTTTCACTCCGTGGCGCTGTGATGCTCCGTTGCCGTTGTTCAGGCGGCAGCTAAATTATTGCAGCTTACTCTCGGTTTCGTCAATGCAACCAGCATCTTTAGACAGTTCTTTAAATTCTTCAATTGTCAGCAAAAACTGGTTTTTCCTTACCTTTTCGAGCCCGGTAATTTTTCCTTCCTCACTCGAGATTAAAAACTTCCCACCTTGCCTGATTATGTCTACCACTTCGGCGATATCGAGATCCACTTCATCCCCCTGAGCGACATACAGACGCAAAAATATAGTCCGGCGACAGCATCAAAGGGACACGCTTATTGCGATACTTTGGGGAATGCCAGTCACCAAAAAGGTGTATCAATAAAACCAGTCGTCGGCGCTTTCCCAGGTCTCCTGTAGAATTTCTGCAATGGTTTCTTTATCACCATCTATGCCGCCGAAAACGCTGAGCCCATCAGCACCCGCGCGACGAATAGATAATTTGCAGTCATCATATTTTTGATTTAATCGCCGAAGGAATTCGGCTTCTAACGCTGGTTCAGCACCGTTAGGTAGTTTTTTAGCTTTGTCGATGGTTACTTCGATTCTCATAGTATCACCCCATTCGATATACTGTATAAATAAACAGTACACCTAACTTACTGAATGTTCAATATCTTAAGAGCACAAAATGTTAATTTTTGTCAGGGTTGATTAAAGAAAACCCGCACGTAGCGGGTTGAATTGACGGAAGTTTATTAAGCGGCCATTTCTTTTTGCTGACATAACTCAGGCAAATTAGCCCTCACCAGCGCTTCCGCGAACGGTGGTGGGACGGCATTACCACAGCGCGCGACCTGTTTATCCTTCGCATACTTCACGCCGCGGTAGTCCCGGTCAATGATGTACCACTCCGGAAAGCCCTGCGCCCGGTAGAGCTCGTGCGGCTGCAGCATGCGCATGCCGATATCAACAATGCGATATGTCACCCCGGCGATTTCCACCAGTCCTGTGCTATCGGCTCCGCAATACTCTTTCAGGAACGCTAGCACCTGTTGCGCGCGCTGCTCGTCGTAATGTTCAACAGCGAGAGTGGTCTCAACTTCCCCGCCGTGCTGGCCGCCAGCGGTAATGGTCGGCATCGGCACATCAGTCCGTTGTCCGTCGCGGCAGGTACCGCGCAACTTAACCAGATGGGAGGCTACAACGTCGTGGTGATTGCCAGTCGTAACCGTATGCGCAGGAGATTCCACAGATCCGCCAGGGTGTCCGGTATTGTTCACCATGAGATGCGCCGCAACTACCGCATGATGGTCAACTGTCGTCACTGAATGTGTCGGTTCATCCAGCCCCACACCCGACCCGGTGTAATTGCCGCCGTAGTGTTTCGCCAGGAACGCCCCGACAACAGCATGCTTTCCGCCACCAGCCACGACGGTACCCAGCGGTTTATTAAGTCCTGGTACTCGCGGAGCCTGCCCGGGCCTTTCGCTATATCCGGTTTGAATCAGAGTTGGCACTACCAGTTGTGATTTACCGCCACCGCCAGCGGTAATCGTCGCGCTTGGCTCATCGGCCCGATGGCCGATACTGGCGCCGAACTGCCGGGCGATAACCGGAGCGACGACACAAGCTCGTGACTCTTTCAGGATGGTGTGAGCGGGTTTATCGAGCGGGCGTGGTTTCGCCTGGTACTCGCTGCCGCCATTGCCAGCCAGGAACGGCGTGATCGCGGCTTCGACTAGCCCTAACGCATGACCATTCCCGCCCGGGCGCCTGGACGTGCCAGCGGTCACCGTTGGAACCGGTTCGGTTACTGGCTGCCCGGTGGCGCCGGTGCGGAACTTCGTCAGGTGCGGGACAGCAATCGCATAGCCGTGGGTTTTCGTAATCGTCTGCAGCGGATCGTCCAGTGCCTGCCCCCGGAAACAGTCGTATTTGCCGCGTGTCGTTGTGTGATTGCACTTCACGATGAACGGCGACGCGCTGTCGATAACAAAGCGCTGGATGCCGCGGGCGATACGTTTGAGCGTGTTAACCGCCAGCGACTTTTTGCGATCAAAGATGCTCGGCGCCGGGATAGACCAGTCGATGCATTCCGCAGCTGTGCGCCATGGTGCCAGTTTGCCAGCTAGCACCGCTGGTGATTTCGGATCTCCATGAGTGGCTTCCGGCCATACAATCGGCTTCCCATCGCAGCGCATCACCATGAAGAACCGCTTACGGATGGTCGGCGCGCCATAATCGCATGCGCGCAGCTCGCGATACTCAACGGTGTAACCCAAACCGTTTACCAGCCGTGCCGCATCCTCGCTATCAAGCGAAATATTCAGAAATTCGCAGCATTCGGCCAGCGCCGGATGATCCGCTGAAATGCCTGTGGTCAGCATGCCAATGAATGCCTCAAAAGTTTCGCCAGCGCGGGCAGGATCTGGACGCATTTCACCCGCGAGCAGCGGCCCCCACGTTTTAAATTCTTCAACGTTCTCCAGCTTCATCACTCGCGGTTTAACATCCAGCCCCCAGCGCAGAACCACCCAAGCCAGTCCGCGGATCGCTTTCTCGACAGGCTTAGCTCCTTTCGCCTTTGAAAAGTGACGGCAGTCTGGTGAAAACCACGCCAGCGCTACCGGGCGGCCAGCGGTCGCCACCTTTGGCCTGACTTCGTAAACCGATTCGCAATAGTGCAGCGTGTCCGGGTGATTAGTGGTATGCATCGCTACAGCGTTCGGGTCATGGTTAATCGCAATATCCACGCTGCGCCCAATCGCCAGCTCGATGCCCGTTGAGGCACCACCGCCACCAGCAAAGTTATCAACGATGATTTCGCTCTCTCTCACGCGTATTTCTCCATGGCGCTGGCCAGCGAACGAGCCGCGGCGATAATTGACGGTACCGGCATTTTTTCCAGCCACATCCTGTTGATGTGGTGCTGCAGGCGACGCTGGTGGTGCGCCGGGAGTTCCCCGGCGTTTTTTACTTCTGAAAAGACCATCGCTACTTCAGCGGGCCAAACAGTTTCAGGCACATCCACCAGCAGAAGGGTTTCCAGTTCCTGAATGCGTTTGCAGGCATATTCCAGTGACGTATCCACTACTTCTCCTCCGGCTTAATGATGTGCGGAGTAATATTCCGACCACAGTCGCAGCAGTAGAATGCTTTCCCGCCGCGAATGCCATTGGTATGCTGGCCCTCAAGAAATGAACCATCCCAAGAATAAAACTGTTTGAAATCCACAATTTCTTTCGTGTGGAATCCGTTATCACCTCCACAATGTGGGCATGACGTTGGATTAGTCTTATCCATCTAATCAGCCTCCCTGGCGACAGCGGCAACCGTCGTGCGTGCATAGACGATTACTCCATCATCGGGGCGCTTGCGCGGTAAATAGATCTCCGGGCGGGGCCAGAGTGCGATATAGCGTGATTCTCTGTTTTCAAGGCGGTGATACGCTTTCTCACTCATCACACCGACCGGGCGAAGATTCTCATGTTCGCGCTCCAGCTCGGCGTTGCGCTTTTCAGCCGCATCCAAGTCTTCCCCAAATTTCTGCGCCATCTGGAACCAGTTAGCGCGCTGCTCTTCCTTAAGCTCCAGCGCCTCTACCAAAGCGAGAACATTATCGGGGCATACCGTAAGCTGGTATTCATTGAGCGTAGAGATCCGAGTATCAAACGGCATTACTGGCGTTTCCCCTGCATGTTTCGCTTTTTCTGCCGCTGCTTTCATCTCCTGGGTAAGTCTGGTGATATCAGTCATGGCTGGTTTCCTCGAATGACACATCCCCCTCAATCCGTTTGAACTCGACAACCCAAACCCATGGATTGGAATTCCATGATTCTTCGCCGTAGATTGATTTCCAGAGAGTTACGAATGAGCCGCGGGCGCTCAATTGATGCTGCGTCCAGCCTGGCTGATAATGCTGCCAGAATCCCCCTCGTAGCTTCCCTACTCCTTCCGCCTGAGCATCGCGCTCGTTGATAGCGTTTAATCGCTCCACGCGCACATCAGTGATTTCCAGAAGAATGCGGCTGGCCCATCGCGGCATATGGATTGATGGCGTCCAGCGAATTTCATTAGCCGGGGGCACGTTTTCATAATGCGATGGAACATGCTCAGGGTAATTAGCACGATAAAGCTTTAGGTTCGGCGCGCTGGCGCCAGCCTCTGCCCACGTTTCACGCACCCAGATACGGTCGCCTACATCACCGAATGGGCAGCGGTAATTCCGTTCGCTGGTATCAACCCAGGGTCCGTTAGTTACTTTTGCCAGACCGTCTTCATCTGGCTGCAGTTTCACTATCCGACGTGTCTGCGTCTTCCGACCGTCGAGAATGGCCCGCACCATCTCAGCGTTAAAAATCATTCCGCGCTCGATCATTTGCATGCTCCCGTATCTTTCCGATGACTGAATCTTTGAAGGTCAAAATCAATGGTCGCCCGCTGGTCGCGGAACAATCCAAGACGTCCGTAGCGAATGACCTTCCCGGTTCTGACTGCAGCCTGGAAATATCGACCTGCGGTATCCCGGCACATCCGTAGTTCGGCACAAGCTTCTTTCACCGTCAGGCGCCCTTTCTCGCGGGTTAGTTTGATAATCGCCTGGACGCAGGCCTGTTTTTGTTCACGTGATTTGTTAGCCATGGTTACGCCCTCTCCCAAGGCCAAACTTCGCGCGGATTTCAGCGATTTTGTTTAAGCCCTGCTCTTGTGTTAATGGTCTTCCGCCAAGCTTCTGGATCTGCTTAACCGGCTCCGGAATAACTTCGCCCGCGTTCACCCGACGAACCATGCGCAACAGTTCCTCTGATGCTTTTCGGCGTAATTCGGAGTCGCTTAATCCCTTTGCGCGCATATCGGTATACAGACCGGTCACCATCCAGTAGCAGGCTTTGTGTTTCAGCGTTATCGGTTCGATTTTGTGTTCAGGCCATGGGTACGACTCAGCGTCCGGATACTGACCGCGGGTCCGGCAATACTGGTAAACCATATCAACCAGCTCACTCGCGTCTGGCAGGCCTACCGTTACCGCCTCCTCAGAACGGCACCAGGCAACAAACTGACCAGGTGATGGCATGAAGGGTTTTTCCTGCTTGCGAGCAACCCGCATCCCGGCGTTAATCTGCTCTACCGTGGTGATGCCGTTCTCCTTGAACGCCAGGAGCCACTGGCGACGCATCTCGTTGAGGTCTTCCGCTGATTTGTTGGCAAGCGCCGGGAATACCGCGAGCAACTGGCGAAACAGTTCGTTGAATACCTCAGCCGTCTTTGTCGCCTGATGTGCAAAGCTCTGCGCATCCTGCATTTCAGGCATGCCGGCGGCGATACGTTGGAAGTTCTTTCGATCGAAGTTATGCATGCTTTCTGCGATAGATTTCATTCGAGTACCCCGTCGATCCAGTCTGTATTGTTCAGCGCACTGGCGCCTGATGTGGTTTTTGATGGGCCTGAGCTGCGCAGGCGTTTAGTCGTGAGCGGATCCCACTGCTTGCGTAGTTTTGATGGGCTGAGAATGTTTTCTTGCCAGAAATCGTCTTCATTGGCCCACTTGAACAGTTCGCAGATTTCATAGTGAGTGCGCTTGTCCTGCAAGCGCATCAGGCGGATGGTGTTTGCCCATTCAACCCAGTTCGGCTCTGAGAGGGAGGCATTCACAGTGAGGGCTTTATCGAAAATCCATCGCGCGGCTTTGAGGTCGTCAGCTGTTCCCCAGGATTTACCAGATGGGGTGTAAATCCCGTCAGCAGCTTCAGGATGGCGAGAGAGAAACTCCTGAGTTTTCTTGTTTCGGGATTCTTCAGAATTCCGAGACGAAGATCTTTTAATATTGTTTTTGTTATAGTCTTGGGTGTCTACCGTTTCCGGGAAGGTTTTTTCCGATTCCGGGAAGGAAATTCCCGTTTTCGGGAAGAGTTTTCCCGTTTTCGGTTTGTCCAAAATCCAGGCGGATAGCTCAGTATTTATACCGACGGTTTTCATCACGCCATGCTTGTGACTAAAAATAATCCCCCGCGCCGCGAGTAGTTTTATCGCATCTGAAACATGAGAATCACTCAAACCGGTTAACTCAGAAATGACGGTATTTGTTACCCGATCCTGTTTTTTGTTCCATCCGTAGGTAAGCCAGATAACTGCCTCAAGACACTGCCACTCGCGCCCGGACATGCGCAGCCGCGGTTTGAGTTTCTGAATCTCATTGGCGATCCTGGTATAGCCATTGGACAGGTCGGCCATGCGACCTCCCGTTAGTTCGGTTTTGATTGGAAAATTGATAACTTCAGCGGTATTTGACATACTTAATCCCGTGAATTGGTCCAATTAATTCACCCGAAGACCGGCTGTGTTCGAGCACAACGGTCTTCACCCTTTCAGAACAAACCAGCCTGATTGCTGCCCTTTCGCACGGAGCGCTTTGCTTCCCGGCGTTCGGCTGCGCTTGTCTGCTTCTCAGCCCATAACATTGCGTGTCGCATAACATCGTCAAACATTCCCCCTTTTCGGCTTGCCTGTGACATCCGCTTGTACATATCGACCGCCTGGTATGCCCCCCCCCTGAGCCACTGCCTGCGTGAAGCCCTGGCGAAGCAGTTCCTCGCGGACATTCTTCTCGATGAACTCGATGTGATTCATTCAGTCCCACCCCAGCGGACCCGGGCGGCACCGCTCAGCACGCAGGCCTATATCAGCGAGCGTTTCAACAGACTGCAGGTAATGCCTGGACACAACGACTGCTTCCGGCGGTACAACCTGCAATCCGAGTATTGAGAGTTCTTTCGCCACATCAGCAAAATGGCCCTCCCCTTTACGCCTGCTTGCCGTTGACTCACTGATCCCCAAAAGTTCGGCGTAAACCTTTTGGCCGACCGATGAAAGCCGGTTGAGTAAGACGCTTTCAATCTCAACCGGGTTGAGAATTGGTGGATCTAACTTTCGTGCTATTGCGTTTTGCATTGGTGATAATCCTTTTGATGCTGTTTAATTTTTTCGGTAGGCACACAACCAACAGCTGGAAAACCATCTGTCGGGTTCGGATAGATATCAGGCCGCAATTCATGCGGAGTAACGCCAGTTGCTTTGAAGATCGGGAGAACGCGGCTTTGAGGTACTACACCGCAATTGCGGTTTTTCCAGTGGCTCACAGTCATGGCTGATACATCTAAACTTTCAGCTAACTTGCTAGCGTTACCCGCAATATTGATGGCTTTGTCGAGAGCTTTCATACGTGACTCCAGTGAAGATACTCGACAATTAAACAACAGGTTTAAATCACAGTCAAAGAAATTTCAACATGTGGTTTATTTCGGGTGTTAAACGATTTGTTTATAATCTTGATATGAGAGAAAAAACCATTAAAACGCCGATGCTTTCTGATCGTCTTACCAAAGTGCTCAAAACTAGGAAGATGAGTAAGTCTGAACTAGCCAGAAGGGTTGGCGTAACTCCACAGGCCGTAAATAACTGGTTCTCCAGGGGAGAACTGGGGAGAGAGTCTGCACAACAGATTGCGGATGTACTTAAAATCTCTATCGACTGGCTTTTGAATGGTGATCCGAATGACATTTTGACTATCGAACAAGTCAGAGTGAAAAGGCTCAAACAATTTGTTGAAAATGGATCCCCTAAGTTAGAGGATGAACCGTTCTTTGAGGAAATCCTTTCCGGCAAGAAAATCATCAATGACAATTTAGCAAGACGTATTGAGCGCGACCTAGAGCTGCCCTTTGGATCACTAGATTACGATCCAGAACGAGCATCGTCTAATCTTGTTGGTGACCTGTCTTCTTCTGAAGTCGAACTAGTGCATCTTTTTCGACAAATGCCAAAATCAGCCCAGAAGGAGATGCTGTTACTCTTTAATAGCAGGGTTAATGAATATTCTTCTCTTTTTAGAGAACTTCTTGAACTGAAAGATCGCCAGTAGATCTTACCCTCTCTCTTGAAAGGAAGCCGGCTGCCGCCGGTTTTTTTATGTCCCCAAATCATCATTAAACTACAAGTTGAAAATAACCTTGACGATATTTTAAACCTGTTGTTTAATTTACTCCATCAACAACGCGCTGCGTTGCTCCGATAAACGTTCCGCTGGCCGGCGACAAGGCAGAGGTTGAAATGAGTAAGCAAGGCATCAGAGCCCTGATCATTTCGGCAGTTATAGGGTTCACCTTCTGGGTTTTATTCATCATATGCATTGCGGGGGTTATCTATGGCTAATCCAGTTCCAAACAGCGGTCGCGCAATACCAATGCGTAATCCGCGCACCGGCGCGCCCTGGTCTGTTTCATACGACCATGTTCGCAAAACCTATTTCCATGAACCGCAGGGAAATCTGCGCTTTATCCGTCAACCCTTTTACTCAAGGGAACTTGCGCCCTATCTCGTTCCGGCAGGTACCCACTGATGAGCACAATGTTCGCACTGGTGATAACCGTCGGCATGCTAATTGGCGGTAATCAGGATGTTTTGCTGGGTGTTTATGGCAGCGAGAAAGCATGTCAGGAAGCTGCTGTTGAACAAGGTGTAAAGGGCGAATGCCTGCCGTTGAAAGGCGTTCTGGCTGAACACCCCGCCGGGTTCACCGCACAGATGTAGGAGGCGTTATGCAGAAACGATGTGCGTATTGCCGCAAGGCACTGGAGGAAGGAAAAGTTGTGAAGATGACCATTCTCATCATTCACGGCACGCAGTTAGTACCACGTGAAAGAACGTATTGCTCGAAACGTTGTGGCGAATACGACGCCATGGCGAACGAGGCCTAACGTAAAACCCGCCGAAGCGGGCTGTACGTCCGGTGCCACCGACCAAAGTTACACCGGAAATTACCAAAACCAATGAACACCCGATGGGCGCTATCAATGGCCTGGGGATTCTAACACCCAAAATTGAGGCTATCACATGGAATATTTTTATCTGATAAAGGCAACTCAAAAATCGGGTAAAGCCGATGCCATTATCTGGCGTTCCGCAAAATCTGAAGCTCGCGCGCAGCTGCAGTTAGACGTTGATCTGGAAGATGCAGAAATCGAAACCGGGCGCGGCAAAGACTACCTGAAACCAATCCGGACCGATTTCCCGGTATTTAATGACCTTCCCGCTGAAGGTGTTCTCGATTACTCCTGGTGCGAACGCTACCAGCTCGCCGACGATGGTCGCACCTGGGCACTGAAGCCAGGACAAGAGCCTGCAGACGTTCATCACACCGATGATGCTGAAGTATCCTCTGGGCCTGTCACTGGCGAGTTGGTTGATGACAATAGTGGTGACGATGCTAGTGATGCTGGTGATGTCGATACCGTGGAGTCGTTCGGCAATGCTGAATACGAAAACGATAAAAACGCCCTGTTCAATATTGCTGAGCAGCCGTTCCGCATTAAGCTGCTGGCGCAGTACATGGCGAATGATAACCACGTCTATCAAATCAGTATTCCTCACCGTAAAGAGCTCGCAGTTCTGGAAATGGATACCGAGAACTCCGCAGTGCAGGATCTGATTCTCTCAACAGAGAACGAACCTGAAATTAAAAAATTCGACATGCCTTCTCTCTGGAAGTACACAAGCGCCTGTAAAAAAGTATTCCCGGAAGGCAAACGGCATGAGCTCGGCAAACGCATTGAGTTTGCGAAGTTGTGGGTGAAGACAGCTTATGTTGATCGTGGCATTCTCGTAAAAGAATGGGCTTCCGGTAATCGCATTACCTCAGTACAACGCACTGATGCCGGAACCAATGCCGGAGGCGGTAACAAAACAGACCGTAATCCGGATTATGTCCACACACTGGATACCCTGGATCAAGAAATCGCGCTGGCCACGTTGCCAATGGATTTCGATATCTACGATTTCCCGGCATCTATTCACCGTCGTGCGAAAGAAATCATCGCGGCCAAAGAAAGCCCCTGGAAAGAATGGTCGGTGGCACTTCGTAGTGTCCCTGGAATCCTTGATTATTCCCGCGCGGCAATATTTGCCATGATCCGCAGTGCTGGTGATAACGTACATCATTTCCCGGACAGCCTGCGCCGGTACATCAACTCCTGCCTCACTGAAAGCGTACACGATAAACCGTCAGCGGAGACAATCGCAGCTGCGCATCATCCGTCGAAAAATGATTCAGATGAAGAAGTTGGGCGCCAGCTTGCCGCCGGCCGTGGTGAATACGTCGAAGGCATCAGCGACCCCAACGATCCAAAATGGGTACACGAAGACCTGACCAAAAAGAGGCAGCCTGAAATTGCCAGCGTTACTGCTGGCGTGTTCTCCATTGAAGGCCTTATGGCCTCTCCTGCCCCAAAAAGCGACAACGAAGAGGCCACCAGCGATGTGCAGATGGAAGAGACTCAGCAGGTCAAAAACGAAGCTGATAATCCGGTACCGCCAGGCGAAAGCGCTGATGCAGATGCTGAAAAAACAGATGCCGTAAACGCACGCAAAATTTTAACTGAGCGCTGTCCTGACCTGGCCGCTGCGGTTCTGCAAGACCAGGAACCAACAATCACGCCTGAAGGTTCCGCCGAAGTACCAGACCAGGAGCTTACAGCAACAGTATGGCCGGAATGCTTCGAGCCTGGCCGATATGAAGGTGTACCGAACGAGGTTTATCACGCCGCCAACGGCATCAGCTCCACGATGGTTAAAGATGCTCGGGTATCGCTGATGTATTTCGAAGCGCGCCATGTCTCAAAAACTATCAATAAGGAACGCTCGCCGGTTCTGGATATGGGCAACCTGGTGCATGCGCTGGCGCTGCAGCCGGAAGACATGGATAAAGAGTTCAGCGTCGAGCCTGAAATCCCGGAAGGTGCATTCACCACCACGGCTACGATCCGCGCCTTTATCGACGAGCACAACGCCAGCCTGCCGCCGCTGTTGAGCGCCGACGATATCAAAGCATTACTGGATGCACATAACGCCACCCTGCCCACGCCGTTCCCGCTTGGGGCATCCGTTGACGAATCCTATGCGTCATATGAGCAACTCCCGGAAGAGTTCCAGCGCATCGAGAGTGGGACTAAGCATACCGCTACGGCAATGAAGGCCTGCATCAAAGAATACAACGCCACCCTGCCCGCGCCGGTTAAAACCAGCGGCAGTCGCGACGCATTGCTGGAACAGCTGGCAATCATTAACCCTGACCTGGTCGCACAGGAAGCCCAGAAGCCGCAACCACTGAAAGTCTCAGGCACTAAAGCGGATCTGATTCAGGTTGTGAAATCGGTTAAGCCGGATGCCGTGTTTGCCGACGAACTGCTGGATGCCTGGCGCGAGAACCCGGAAGGTAAAGTGCTGGTTACCCGTCAGCAGCTAAGTACTGCGCTGGCCATTCAGAAAGCACTCCTGAATCACCCGACCGCCGGGAAGCTACTGACCCACCCGAGCCGCGCCGTCGAAGTGAGCTATTTCGGTATTGATGAAGAAACCGGGCTGGAAATCCGCGTGCGTCCCGATCTTGAAATCGACATGGGCGGCCTGCGCATCGGTGCGGACCTGAAAACCATCAGCATGTGGAACATCAAGCAGGAAGGCCTGCGCGCCAAATTGCACCGGGAAATCACCGAACGCGATTATCACCTCAGCGCGGCTATGTACTGCGAAACCGCAGCGCTGGATCAGTTCTTCTGGATTTTCGTCAACAAAGACGAGAACTACCACTGGCTCGCCATCATTGAGGCATCCGAAGAACTGCTGGAACTCGGCATGCTGGAATACCGCAAAGCGATGCACGCCATAGCTAACGGTTTCGACACAGGCGAATGGCCGGCGCCGATCACCGAAGACTACGCCGAAGAACTTAACGATTTTGATGTGCGCCGTCTCGAAGCGCTGCGCGTACAGGCATAAGGGGAAAAACAATGTCCAATTTAGTCGCAACTACTGACAACCAGACCCAGAAGATCGACAACGTTTCAATCCTGACGAATGGTGAATTGTTCAACCGCCTGCGCACGCTTTCGGAGGTAATGGCCAATAGTGGGAACTTCGTGCCCGAGCATTATCGCGGGAAACCAGATGCGTGCATGGCTGTTGTAATGCAGGCTGCACGCTGGGGCATGGACCCATTCGCAGTGGCGCAGAAAACTTTTATCGTGGGTAACTCAGGTGTTCTTGGTTATGAAGCGCAACTAGTGAATGCGGTAATCAACACCATGGCGCCAACAAAGGATCGAATCCACTTCGAATGGTTCGGGGAATGGGAGAATATCGTTGGGTGTTTCGTAGAGAAGACAAGCAGCCAGAACAAGAAGTACATCGCTCCGGGCTGGAATTTGAAAGATGAAGCTGGTGTAGGCGTTCGCGCCTGGGCAACGCTCAAAGGAGAATCCGAACCTCGCGAGCTTGTCCTGATGCTTTCGCAGGCACAAGTTCGCAATTCAACACTCTGGGCGACAGATCCCCGCCAGCAGCTGGCTTATCTCGCCGTTAAACGTTGGGCGCGGCTGTACTGCCCGGATGTGATCCTTGGTGTCTATACCGCAGATGAGATTGACGAGCGCGAGGAAAAGATAATCAACCCAGCTCAGGCTGAAAAAATCACGCTGAATGAAATTACAAGCTCCGTGGGCGCTTCCGCCAGCGCGCAAGACTCTGCAGTCAACGTTGACTCTGTTGCGGACGAACTGCGCGACCGGATTGATTTAGCAAGTTCCGTTGATCAGGCTAAAGCCATCCGCGTAGATATCGAATCACAAAAAGCACTGCTGGGTACTGCTCTGTATACCGAACTGAAAAACAAGGCAGTTAAGCGCTACTACCTCGTTGATGCACGAAACAAGATTGAGGCCGCGATCAATTCACTGCCTAACCCTGGCGAACCGGAAGCTGTCGAGCTGTTTGCTAAAGCTGAAGGCACCCTCACCGCCGCCAAGCGCCATCTGGGCGATGAACTGTACGACCAGTTCCGCATCACCCTGGACGACATGAAACCGGAATACGTGGGCTAAGGGAGGCGGGAGGGTACGCCCTCCCGGTAACGATATGAGCAAATCACTGAATGCACGATGCATACGTCGCTGGGAAGTGGAATTCAAACCTTTCTGCGATTCAAAAGTTAACCCCTACTGGCGCAAGCGTGACCTCCGCGGGTATATCCGCGAAGCGGCGCTAACTACCGCTGATAGCATGGTTGAGAACATGGCCTACAACAACGCAATGCATGATTTTTTCGCTGATGTAGGTGATAGGCATGACTGGTCGCCAGAGTTCTCAGCATGGTACGACGGGCGCCGGGAGCATTATCTCAAAGAAGCTCGCGACTACCTGAATGAAGAAACCACCATCGACGAGATCGACGAAGAGATTGAGAACAAGCTGGAGGCCTGGAATGACTGAGCGCGGAATGAAATTCTCCAAATTCACTGAGCTGGTAGCCCGCATCTGGTCAAACCCGACTACGCAGCGTCGCGACCCGGAGATTACTATCTCCATACTCTCACCTGGCAGCATCGGCGCGTCGCCATCCGTTGAAGTAGAGTCAATTCGGGCTGGATTCGACTGGGACGCCGGGCAGGTGCTGATTTACCCTGCGCAGCCACTGACCACGCTGACGCCTGAACAGGTAGCGGACATTACCACCAGCGTGCGCAAAGGCCAGTCCTGGCACGCATATGAAGCTTACAAGAAGCACAAGGCCCAGCTGGAAAACGCAGCGCTTGAGCATGCGAAAGTCGCCGGGCAGCGCGACGAGCTTCTGGCGGCGCTGGTTTCCCTGGCTGCTGTCGCTCGCCGCTATCTTCCGGATTATGACGAGCATTCGGAAGTGCAGAAGGCTGATAACGCCATCTCCCGCGTCAAAGGCGGTGCAGCATGAGTCTTAAACATCGATTACCTGAGCTGGAAGCCAGCATCGACCCAGCGGCATTGCGCGCGGCTGCCGACGAATATTCGGATCTGCTTCTGACTTTATGCTTGTGCATGAAGATGGCCGGCCCCACCCGGGCGAATGTGCGCGCCTGCGCCACTGAATTGAAAAAGCGCCTGACGACCTGGCATAGCCAGAAGGAGCTCAACGCAATTCTTTCCAGTTGGGATCCCGTTGGTTATGTACTCGGCCTGCGGCGTGAAGCGAACGACAACGCGCGCGCTGCCGGTGATCCCGTAGACGTTTTTGTGTGAGGCGAACATGCGACTGATAAACCGAAGCAAGCAATCTCCGCTGGGGCGTCAGGCATGCGATGCGGCACTGGCGAAGCATTTTGAGCGTTATGGGAATTATGGACACTGCGAAAGGAAAGTGACTTACACCGTAGAAGTTGAAGGGGTGAAAGTCTGGGTTGAGGTAGTCAATCGCCATAAAAGCTACGTCGCCACAGCGATGACAGGAATGCGCAGACTGAGAAGTCTCCCGGGCCAGACTGACTGATTAGAGATGGCCCTGCAAAGGGCCAATGGAGGAAATGATGGGCAACGAACTCGAATTAATGAAAACTCGCGATATTTGCGAACAACTGAGCATCACACCGCGGACACTCGATCGCTACCGGAAGCGAAAGAAAAATGATAATCCCTTCCCTGCCCCGGACTGCTCCTATATGGGCGGTCCAAATAAGTGGCTAAAGAGCAAGGTCACCGAGTGGCAGGAAAAAGAGATGCGACGCAGAACGCGCCGCCCTATGTCACACCTCAACGATCTGGTAAGGGATGTAAAGGGGCGCCTTACCCGGCATGCCTCGGCGTGA